CAATTAATAAATCAAGAAGTTGAAATTGAATATTCTGCTATTAATTTAGAAGATATCAATATTCAAACAGAAGTATATCCAAGAATATTATTTAAGTTAACTAAACAATCATAAAATAAAAAATAAAAAACAATGGAAATTTTATTAATAATCATATTATGTGGTGTATTTGCTTTATGCTGGTATCACTTCTTTATTAAAAAACAAAAAGCATCAGAAATAGTTGAAGAACATTTACCTGTTGAAAACCCTGAAGTATTAGAATCAACAAGAGTAAAAAAGCGTTATAAATATAAAGCTAAAAAGAATAGTACTAAATAATAGTTATGGAAGAAAAAAAAGTTACGGCAGAAGAATTAGTGGTTTTAAAAGCTATTAGTGATAGAAACGATCGATGTGTTGTTGAATTAGGAAGAATAGAATATCAAAAAACATTATTAGATCAAGAATCTAGTAAAATTAAAAATGATATAATTAGATTAATAGATGAAGAAAAGCATTTTTCCGATCAATTAGTTACTAAATATGGAGATATTAAGGTCGATTTAGAGACAGGTATTATATCTTAACTAAAATAGTGTTTCGGCCATAAAGTGGATATTTATAATAGATAATTATTAAATCATTATGGCAGAAACTCTAATCTCACCAGGCGTTTTTTTACAAGAAAACGATTTATCTCAAATACAAGAAGGACCTATAACAGTAGGTGCAGCATTAATTGGACCAGCAGTGCTGGGACCGGTTAATATCCCTACTTTAGTAAGATCTTATTCCGACTACAAATCTAAGTTTGGTACATCATTTGTATCAGGTGGTACTAATTATGAGTACCTTACCTCTATAGCTGCATTAAATTATTTTGAACAAGGAGGAGAATCTTTAATAGTTACTAGAATTGCATCAGGATCATTTACACCGGCAACAGCATCTATATTAAATACATTATCCACTAGCTCATTTACACTAGAAACAATATCTTCAGGAATTATAATAAACAATGATTCTGGAAGTGCTTTAGGAGTATCTGGATCTTTACCTAGCGGATCTGAAAATAATATTAGATGGGAAATTACAACATCAAGCACCGGTTCAGGAGTATTTAGTCTTATTGTAAGAAGAGGTGATGACTACTCAAATCAAAAAACTATATTAGAATCATGGTCTAATCTTTCATTAGATCCTAATCAAAACAATTACATTGAATATGTAATCGGTAACCAAGATGAAACTCCAGTTCAAGACGAATCCGGAGCTTATTACCTGCAGATAACAGGATCCTATGTAAATAGGAGTAGATATATTAGAGTTAAATCAGTAACTACACCAACACCGAACTATTTTACTAGCCTAGGTCAGCCGCAATCAGCATATACTGGATTTCTTCCAGCTGTAGGTTCAGGATCACTACAAGGATCTTTTGGAGGTGCAGCTGGTAGATTACTATCAGGATCTGCTATTAACTTATTCGAAAATATTCCAGCAGTAGCATCTGATTCATCAACATTAAGTACAAACATTCAAGGGGTATTTGGATCAAATTACACTATTGCAGTTAGCTTATTAGCTAACAAAGATTCATACAACTATAAAACTATATATGCACCGGGATTAAACAACCAAAACGCATCTAGTGTTCTTGCTTCAATATTAAGTAATACTCAACAAAGAGGTGATGCAATTGCAGTTGTTGATATGGTATCATATAATCAAGTAATATCAACGGTAGTAGGTCAAGCTCAATCAATTGATTCATCATACGGGGCAACTTACTGGCCTTGGGTACAATTAATATCCAGAGAAACAGGAAAATTAGTTTTCGCACCAGCATCTACAATAGTACCTGCAGCTTATGAATATAGTGATAAAGTATCAGCAGAATGGTTTGCTCCGGCAGGATTAACCAGAGGAGGTCTATCAACCGTTATTCAACCAGAAAGAAGATTAACAGTTTCTCAAAGAGATTCTCTATATTCAGGTAAGGTAAATCCAATCGCAATATTCCCGGGTCAAGGCACAGTAATATATGGTCAGAAAACATTACAAGCTAAGCCATCAGCATTAGATAGAGTTAACGTAAGAAGATTGTTAATTACATTAAAGAGGTATATTGGAAATATTGCCGAAGGATTAGTATTCGAACAAAATTCACAAACTACAAGAAATAATTTCTTAAATAGAGTTAATCCATATTTACAATTAATACAGCAAAGACAAGGTCTTTACGCATACAGAGTAGTAATGGATGATACCAACAATACACCAGATGTAATTGATAGAAATCAATTAGTGGGATCAATATATTTACAACCAACAAAAACGGCTGAATACATCTTATTAGATTTTAATATATTACCTACAGGAACAACTTTTGGACAATAAAAGTATAAAATAAAAACAATATGAAAATAAAAGTAAATATGACTAGAGGACTTCTTGAATCAATCACTAAAGAAGTAATATCAGAAGCCAGGGCTAAAGCAAGTATTCGTAAAAAAGCAGATCATAAAAAAGCAGATCATAAAAAAGAATTAAAAGAAATAGAAATGCTTAATGAAACTCCACTTATGGATTTTTTTAATGCAGTAAAAGATCTAGACCCCGCAGCATTAACCGCATTAGGTATTAGTTCATTACCAATAGGAGCAGCAATAAAAGTAATAAAAGATTATATACAAGATCCAAGAAAAGCTATGGAGAAGTTACAGGATATGGGTGATACTATATCTAAAAACAGATAATCAAAAAGGTTGCAAATATAAAAATATAGATATTTATAATAAAATAGAATAAAATGGCAGTATTAGATCCAAACGAAATATTCTTCACAGCCTTTGAACCAAAAGTTCAGAATAGATTTATAATGTATATTGATGGAATACCGTCATATCTTATAAAAAAAGCAGCTTCACCTCAAATATCATTTACAGATATTAAACTAGATCACATTAACGTATATCGTAAACTAAAAGGTAAAGCAGAATGGGCCGATATGTCACTACAATTATACGATCCAGTAACTCCTTCAGGAGCACAGGCATTAATGGAATGGGTTCGTCTAGGTCATGAATCAGTAACCGGCAGAAACGGATACTCTGATTTTTACAAAAAAGACTTAACATTAAATACTTTAGGACCAGTAGGTGATATCGTAGGAGAGTGGATCATTAAAGGTGCTTACGTAAAATCAGCTAATTTCGGAGAATATGACTGGTCATCAGATGCATACATAAGTATTGATCTAACAATTGCAATGGATTTTTGCATTTTGAATTTCTAAAGCATACATTTATTATTTAAATTATAAATCTACATTAGAATCCCTGGCTCTGCCAAGGGATTTTTTGTTTTATATAATCTTATATTAATATAATATATAATGCGTTAGATAAAGGGAAAATAAAGTTGCTTTATTGTAAAAAATACATTAACTTAGATATTTATATAAAAATATATTAGCGTTATGAATCAAGAGAACAATATTAAATTTAACTTTCCTACTGAGACAGTAGAATTACCATCCAAAGGATTACTATATTCACTAGATAATCCGCTTTCATCCGGAGAAATTGAGATGAAATACATGACAGCAAGAGAAGAAGATATTTTAACAAATATTAATTTTCTTAAACAAGGAATAGCTATAGATAAAGTATTGCAGGCATTAATTAAATCTCCAATTAATTATGAAGATTTATTATTATGCGATAAAAATGCAATTTTAATATCTGCTAGAATACTAGCCTACGGTAAGGACTATTCATTTATGTATAGAAACCCGAACACCGATCAGGAAGAAAAGGTTACTATTGATTTAAGTAAATTTGAGAATAAAGAAGTAGATTACTCCTTATTTAATAATAAGAATGAATTTACATTTACTCTACCCCGCTCTAAAAACGAAATTACGTTTAAACTACTTACTCATGCAGACACAAAGAAAATTGATGCAGAGATCAAAGGTATGAAAAAAATAGGTAATGCTGGAGAACTAACCACTAAATTAAAGCATCAAATATTAGCTGTTAACGGAGATTACGAAGTAAAAGCTATTAGAGAATTTGTAGATAATTATTTCCTATCCATAGATACGGATGCTTTCAGGCAGCACATAAATCAGATTACACCAGATCTAGATCTTAAGATCAGCTTTACTTTAAATGATGGTACAGAAGTAAAGGACATATCAATGCCATTTGAGCTGGACTTCTTTTTTCCAGGGAGCCGGTTATAGATCGGCATTTATGGAAGAGGTTCACAACCTGGCTTTTCACGGCCAGGGCGGGTTCACTATATCTGAAGTATGGGAGCTACCTGTTCCTCATAGAAGATATCATATTAAAATGATAGTTAAATATCGCGAACAGCAACAAGCGGATATTGATGAAATGAAAGGCAAAGTACCTATGGATAAAAAACAGGTACATCAACCTCCTGTTCCTAAAAAGCCTACATATACTACTAATATAAAATCACAGTAATTGATATTTATATAATATAAATTAGTATATGGCTGATAATAACAAAAATATTGATAATAAATCTAATATCGATTCGATAAAGGAACTTTCTAAAGTTTTTAAGAATGCTTTAAAAATTCAAGGGGATTATGATAATTTAGTCTCTGACTCTATTAGCAATCTAAAAAATCTTAGTAGAGAATTACAAAAACAAGCTCAATATATTGAAGATATTGCATCTGGTGAACTAAAACGTGATAAGATTTTAGAAAAGATGCAAAAAGCAAAACAAAAAGAAAGAATAGCTCAAAGAGAATTAAACAAGCTATCTAAATCTCTTAATGATCAGCAAATTGCTAACGCCACTGACTTAATAAAGAATATAGATAAAAGAAAACAATTAGAACTAGAATACATCTCTTTACAAAGATCAGGTAATCAAGATGCTGCAGACACAGCTAGGATAGAACAAATGTACCTTGATGATATAATAGAACAACAAGAGCAAACCTTAACAGCTTCAGAGTTAGAATATGCTGCAGCAATAAAAGTAAAACAAGCTCGATCTGATTCGGTTAAAGAATTATTAAAACAAGAAGGTATTATAGGTAAGATACAAAGAAAACTTGCATTTATAGGTACAATATCAAATTATATAAAAAAGAATTTTAGCTCTTTTGAAGGATTTACAAATCTAGTAAGTACAATTCCGATAATTGGAGGAGTTTTATCTGGAATACTTACTGGAATGAAATCTTTACTTGATTTTATATTAGAAATAGAAGATAGAGCTGTTAAGTTTGGTAGAGCATTAGGTTATTCAAGAGAAGAATCTTTTAAAATTGCAGAAAACTTTGGTAATCTTTCCACTAGTACTGGTAAATTATTAGTTACTACTCAAAACTTAATGGAGGTCCAAACTGATTTATCTAATCAATTAGGAGTAACAAACATTTTATCTAGTGAAATGTTAACTACTCAAATTGAATTAAAGAAAATTATGGGATTATCCGCCGATGAAATGGGATCCCTAGCACAGGCCTCTATTATATCCGGTAAGGGTCAAAAAGAAACAGTTGAAGGAATAGTAGGTCAAGTTGCAGGTTTAAAACAAGCAACAGGAATATCATTTAACTATAAGCAAATAATAGGTGAAGTTTCTAAATTATCAGGAGTATTAGGCTTACAGTTTGCTAAATACCCGCAAACTCTCGCTAAATCAGCTATAGTAACTAAAGCTCTAGGAATGGATCTTGCTAAGGTAGATCAAATAGCAGGATCACTACTTAATTTTGAAGAAAGCATACAAAATCAGCTAGAAGCACAGTTAATTACAGGAAAAAATATTAATCTATCAAGAGCACAGCAGTTAGCACTTGAAGGAGATACAGCTGGAGTTGCTATAGAAATATCAAAACAATTCGGAACAGCTAATGAATACTTAGAAATGAATAGGATTCAGCAAGAATCCATTGCAAAAGCTGTAGGTATGACAAGAGAAGATCTTGCAGATACTCTTAAAAACCAGGAAATGCTAACTAAACTAGGTGCTAAAGATACTGATAATGCTCAAAAAAGACTTCAACTAGCTGTAGCACGTTTTAGTACCGAGAAAGAAATAAACGAAGCATTAGGAGAAGGAGCATACCAGAACCTAACACAATTATCAGCCCAAGAAAAGATAGCAGCATTAATTGATAAAGTAAAAGGAGCATTTCAAGACTTTTTAACTAAATCAGGAGTAGTAGAATGGGTCACTGGATTAATTCAAAAATTAACAGATCCTAAAAACGTTAAAGGATTAATTAATACACTTAAAGAAGGTGTAGCTTCCGTTGCTGATATGATTCAAGGTATAGCCATCGGTATAGTTAAAATTGCCGATATATTTACAGATATCGATCCAGCATTAATTAAAAGATTAGAAGGAACTAGTGCTGGTGATTCTATAAGATCTATGGGAACGGGTACAGTAGCTGTTAATGATTTTGTTATTAAACCTATGAATGAAGATACTATTACCATGGCAGGTGGTACTAAATTAGGTAGAACGGATGAAATGGTTGATGTATTAAGACAAATACTAAATGAAACAAAACAAGGTAAGTCTGTAACTGTATCTGTTGACGGACAGCCTTTAGCAGTAGCAGTTGCTAGAAATGCATCACTTACACAGGCAGCAAGTAATTTAGGTCCTAGACCGTTAAGATAATATAAAGATGGCATTAATAGATTTATTAAATAACGATCCTAATTTTTTTTATTATAGTGGTCAAGGTAATTTTACTCAAAGATCAATACCATACGGCAATGATCAACCGGGCGGAGGAAGCAGTAATCAGCCATTTATTCAATTTCCATTACCGGAAGATGCAGGGCCAGATACTAAAAGATATTATGAATTAAATAGATCTGGTAATGATTTTCCTCTAAGAGGAGGTTCAGGATTAGGTATCAGCTCACTAGTACCGATAATTCCATCAGCCGCTGTAATAGATAGAAATAGAATAAAAAAATTTTACAGTACATCAGAAGGTAATATATTTTTACAAAAACAAAGATACTTACAATATGCTAATCCAAAAATGGAAGTAGGTCAAGCCCTACAACCATTCGGTCAGCAAATAGGAACATTAATACAAGGAGGTACAGAATATACTAGAGTATATAATAATGGAAAAAATACACTAGAGCAGGTAGGAGTAATGGGTTCTGGTATTCATTTTGACAGGCATGGATTAGTACCTATTAACCCTTTTCAATTATCATATGATTATGTTGTAAAGAATAAGGCTAAAGATTTAAACAGATTAGTTAGTTTATATAGAAGTAAAATCACCTCTAACGGAATAAACATACTATCACTTAATTCAAACAGTACTAATTTAGGAATATCTCCAGATCCAACATTATTATTTGAATACCCAGGAGGTCCGGATTCAATTGGAGGTATAGGATTTACTACTATTGAAAGAAAGGTTATATCTGATTTTGATCCTAACCTAGATATTAATCAAGGAATTTATACATTTAATTATAATCAATTATCACAGACTTTAAATGATAATGATAGACAAAAAGGTATAATTAAGCAGGATTTTAGAGCTGAATTTAACGGAGCAATCTCATCTAGTCAATATAATATTATAGATCAGATCAACGGAAAGATTCCTTTCAGTGATTATACTAGTAAAAATATAGAGATAAAATATAAAATCGGAACTAAAATTGGAGATAATATAAACAAGCCTAGAAATACATATAAACCTATTGCGTCCAATATAGATCCATGGGATAATATTACAGACACACTACCAGTAGCTACCGAAGATCTTATTAGATTCGGATTTGAAGCTATTAATTATGATCCTGCAGGGAGTATATTCGTTCAATTTAGAGCATTTATATCATCATTTAGTGATAATAATTCTGCAGAATATAGCTCAGTAAAATATATAGGTAGAGGTGAAACATTTTATGGATATACCGGATTTACAAGAAATATTAACTTTGGATTTATTATAGCTGCATTATCTAAGAATGAATTATTACCAATATACAAAAAACTAAATATATTACTATCCCAAATATACCCCGATTACGGGTCAAACAGCTTTATGAGAACACCAGTTGTTAAAATGACTATAGGTGACTATATTTATAGGCAGCCAGGATTTCTTAATAGTATGAATTTATCAATAGAAACAGATTATCCATGGGAAATAGATAGTAGAGGTGATTTTGATGCACAGTTACCTCACGTAATAAAAGCAGAGTGTCAGTTTACACCAATACATGATTTTTTACCAAGAAGATCACAAGATAATAAAATAACTCCATTAATAAATCAAAGAATAAGAAATAATAACTCTGATACAAGCATTCTGGATTCCAGTCTGCAGCAGGAATAATAAATACTTAACCATTAATACCATTGCCTAGATAATATTAATCATGCCCAGTAGATATCAATATATTCCAATAACTAAAAATAATACAGGAAAAAGGTATTTTGCATCCAATATATATCCCGATATACCTGCTGATGCAAATGACATTTATGTAGTAACTACTATATCTGATAGATTAGATATACTAGCATACGATTTTTATGGAGATACAACTTTATACTGGATAATATCAATGGCAAATAATTTACCCGGTGACAGCTTAGTACCTACTCCCGGAACACAATTAAGAATACCAGTCAATATTGAATCGGCACTGAATTTGTATAACAACGCAAATCAGAATAGATAAGTTATGAGTCAAGAAAAATTTACAAATATCGTAGGCGTTCCTCTTAAAAAATATGTAAAGGAGCAATTATATACTAGATCATTTCAAGGATCAACTATTGATTCAAGAACTAATGATCAAATAATGTATTTAGCTAATAAAACATGCTGGATAAGATTGGTATCATTTGTAGATGTAGGAGACGATCAATTAAGAAGAGATCTAGATATTGAAGGAAAACAAAAAGCCGGAACACCTACTGATGTTTCTAAGCAGTGGATACTTTTCGGAGGAACATCCTACATCTCCCTGAATAGAGCAGGCAGATATCAAAATAACAACATAAATTTACGATCAGGTATAGAGTCAAACGATCCATCTTCTATAACTAATAATTCAGCATATGGATTAGGAGGAGTAGATCAATTCGGATATAGACCTATGCCGGGAATAATATCAGCAACAATAGAACATGCAGGTACAGCTGGATCATTAAGAATTGCTAATATAAAATTTAAAGTATGGAATATTAATCAATTAAATGCAATTGATCTACTTTACTTTAGATTAGGATATTCATGTCTTCTTGAATGGGGTCATACTACTTATCTTGATAATAATAATAAATTAGTAACAATAGGTCCACAGATTAACCCTTTAGATGTATTTAATAACGATTTATATAAAACTAAAGAAGGGATACTTAGAGGTATAAGTGATAAAAGAGTAAAATCATTTGGTAATTATGATGGATTATATGGATTAATATCTAATTATGAATGGTCTCAAGCAGAAGATGGATCGTATGATTGTAATGTTAAATTAACAGGTTTAGGTAGTGTTATTGATTCATTAAAAATCAATCAAGCATTTAGCATGCCTGGTGGAGGGTCGGAAAGTGCAATTCAAAATATAAATGATAATACTACTCAAAAAGTATCTGATACTATAATAGCACCTCCACCAACAGATCCTTATATATTGCAAGGAAGAAACAGCATAGCATGGCCAGATATAGGTGAAATAATTAACTCAGGAGAAAATGTACTTATAAATTTTGAGAAATTACAGAAAAGAAAAAACGATTTACAGCAACTAATAAATCAATCAATAATATCTGAAGATAAAGGTGTAAATATTAAGTTTATATATACTAATTCTAAGGGAAATACACTATCTAAATCATATTTAATTAACAACCCATTATTAAAACCAGGTCAAATAGGATATTCTGAGATTGATTATAATAGACTAATACAGATATCTAATAATGAATTAAAACAAGGTTTCTATGTCTCTTCACAGGATTATTTAAATTTAAAAACAGAACAGGAGATTAAACTAAAACAATGGACACTAGAATCAGCAACTCCTAAATTAATAAAACTAACTAAAAAAATACCACTAAAATCAGAGGAAAAAATAATAGTATTTACGGGAACAGGCACAGGAGATTCAGCATCTGGGTTTGCGGATCAAGACTCAGTAGAATTTATTAATACTGATATATTAATTGAAATAACCTTTAATGCAGACTATTCCGAAAATTTTGAAATACTTAGACCTGTAACAAATTTAAACCAAGGAGCTGGCCAGATTAAATCACCGGCTTTAAGAAGATATTATCTTAATTTTGCACTTAACGTCTGGAATGCTCCTGATTACAATAAAATATTATCATTAAAGGAAGAATTAATAACAATTAGTAAACTATCAGCAAGAAATGTAAACGATAACACAATAAAAATATCAGCATTAATTGAAACAGAAGATGTTATATCAAAGGAAGGATACACGCCAGGGTTTAGGACTCAAAAAGTTCAAGAAACAGTAAAAAGTATATTTGATAAGATTGAATCATATAATAATGGTACAAATGAAAAAGTATTTTTTACAATACTTCCTGCAAATAACGATAGTATATATAATGGAGATACTTATAAAAAGTCAAAAACACAAAAAAGATTAGATATAGCTACTATTATATATAACTTTGATGAAAAAAAATTATTAAATTCTAGTAATACTGAAGGATACGTACCTGGAGAATCACTAGATACAGTTCAATCCAGTATTCCAGAACAATATTTTTCCAATATTGATAAATTTTTAATAGATTTAAGAGATTTTGCATCAGCTAGTCCAAATAGTACAGGAGAAGTATCAGGCTCGTATGAATTTATAACTGAACAATTAAAAAACGGCCCCTTAGATCCAATTAGAATAAATAATCAAAATACAGTATTTTCTGATATTACTAGCGATGTAACTAGTCTAGGTATAGAAAAGCAGCTAGCATTCTTTATCAATAAAGGATTTAACAGTGAGGTATTATCAGGTGAATTAAAGTCATCAGAAAAAATATCTAATGTTAATTTTCAAGAACTATTCAAAGTATATAAAGCAGGGTTAGAAGATAATGATAATCAAGGTAAAACATCTAAGTTTTGCTATATTAAATTAGGATTGCTATTATATTATATAAATAATAATAGTATATTCTATGAAAAAAATACTGATGGAAAAATTAAAAAACCCTTTATATACATAGACTTTAATCCAGAAACAAACTACTGCTTTACTACTCCGTATCAGCTATCGATAGATCCTGGAGTATGTATGATTAAAATTAATATTAATAATCAAATATATCAAAAATTATTTCCCGAAAATGCAAAACCTATAAATCCATTTAATAATAAATTAGATGCATTTTCTCCTAATGTACAATCCGGATTTGGAGAAAAGGAAGGTATAGCATCGCTTAGAGGAAAATTAATGAATATTCCTGTTAATATTGATCATGTTATTAATATTATACAATCTCAATCAAATAGTAATTCTAAAACTGATGTTTATTTAAGATCATTTTTAGAGATATTAATGGATGATATTAATAAATCATTGGGTAATATTAATAGTTTTAGAGTTGGATATTATGATGACGCTAATACAGTAAGAATATATGACGATCAAATGATTAACCCTCCTTCAAATCAATCAACTATATCATCAAACGGTCCTGAAAGTCCGTTAATGCTAACAGAACCAACAGTTATTCCTATAATAGGTAAAAATTCTATAGTTAGATCCTTACAGCTAAAAACAGAAGTTAGTACTAAGATGAGTCAAATGATTGCATTTAGCTCACAGGCAGGTAACCTAGGATCTTTAAACACAGATTCATCAGCACTAGGATATAATAATGATAAATTAATAGACAGAGTATTACCTGTAAAAGAAACAGCAACAAATACTAGCGGTAGTAATAATAACGCGACTAAATCAAATATAAATGCAGATAAAGATGCCGCTACAGTATTTAATAGTACAGTAATTGAAATTTATAATCGAGGTATATATACAAAATCTAATGTTAATACCTCAAAAGTATATTATACTACTGCAGCTAATAATCTAAAAGCAGGTACAGACGAAACTAAAGCAAGACAAGTTTTACCTATTAGTATTAATATAGGAATGGACGGAATAAGCGGAATGTCTCTACTAGAAGGATTTACAGTTCCTAAAGATGTTCTGCCTACTCAATATTTAGATACAAAAGGATTTAATAGAGTAGGATTTGCGGTAGCCGGATTAAATCATACCATAGATAATAATCAATGGGTAACATCTATTAGAGGTCAAATGATTAATATCCCAATATCATCACCAACAAACGCCAATAATTTAGGTAATATTGATCAAAGTATCGGAGGAGGACAGCCTACTAATAATACATCCATTAATTCAACAGCCTCAGATACTAGCTTTATAGGAACTAATACTGAAGCTAAAAAAATAGCAGAACAATATCTAGGTAGATTAATATCTTCTATTGAATGGTCACAATTGATATCAGCAACATTTGCTGAAGCTAGTAATAATCAAACAGAAAGAGCATATGTGATGGGAGCTATATTAAATAGAACAAGAAGTAAATCATGGGGTCAGACTATAACAAATGTATTAACTGCAAAAAATCAATTTCAAGCAGTAACCGGTACCAGATCAAACCCATTTCCAAGCAAGCGATATATAAATGGTCCTAATCCTACTGAAGCAGATAATATTTACGGTGCAGCAATTAATTTATTAAATAATGTTCCTAAAAATATAATAAATTTTACAGCAGCTGATATAAAAAGTTACGGTCCAGGAACAAGACCAAAATATAGACAAGAATTATTTGCAAGAGGCGGATTTATAATAGGTAAAACAATTTTTTCAACATAATATATGATTAAGTATTATCCTAAAAACAGAATCACTATTAATAAATATACTAGAGGTGATGAGTATCAGCTTAATGGAAAACCATATATTGGAGCATATTATAAAACATTTAATGGTAAAATATATACTGGTATTAATCCTGTAATAGGGTCATCTCAAGAACTACAAGCTATTCAGAATAATAACATTAATATAAATTTAGATAATAAAAAAGGTATAATAATATTAAATAACAAATCAGATCAATATATTAAAAACCCTAATATAAAGAATCTCCAATCATATCAAATTCCTCCACAATACTACCCTCAACCAACAGATGCAGATTATGCAAAAGGATATATCATGAGGTATTTTGCAAAGAAAAGAAACGATATTGGTTATGTTATAGAAATTTCAAAAGATACATATTTATCGCTACAATCAAAAAATAGTGAATATGATTATATTACATATCAAGCTATTGATTTATTTTGGCAAATAACTGGTCCTTTAAAAGATACAAGAGAAAATAGACAGTACAAAATTTCTGGAATTATAGACACAAATAAAAGATTAGTTCAAACTAAAGATAAATCATTTAGAGGATTAATTGAATATATCGGAGAAAAATACGATAAATACGCAAGACCTTCTGTTTAAGTTGTTATTATGAGAACAAATGCGTATATTATGGTTCAATTAAGGTTATATGTTTTATATAATAGAAACGAAAGAGCAGTTATTACAATTAGGCAAGGATGAAGACAGCTTTATCCATATTATTTCATCTAATAGTAATTATCACCCTAAAATTAGCAGTATTTCTTCACTCTATTATCACAATAGGGAGAAAGGGTTTATAATTGCGCTTGATCATA